TTTCTATGTTCGCATGGGATTTTTCTCTGTCTATCCACACGCTCAAGACTTTCGCGAGTGTGTGGCCGCCATGACTTATGGCGATGATTTTCTTGGTTCTGTACGTCCTGATTATCGTAATTTTAACTTCGAAACATATCGAGTGTTTCTGGAAAAACATGGAGTTAAAATCACTTTACCTGATAAAGGTGATAATACATGTGATTTTATGAATGACGAAGACGCAGACTTTTTGAAGAGACAGTCAAATGATATTGAAGGTATTCCCGTTCCAATTGGACGGCTTACTGAAGATTCCATTTGGAAAGCTCTTCATAGCAATCTTAAATCCAAGAGTGAAACTGAACGAAATGTTTCTATTTCTTGCATTGAGACTGCTTTGCATGAATGGTTTGCTTACGGAAAAGACCATTATAACATGCGCCTGGAACAAATGAAGGAAGTTTGTGTTAAGGCTGATCTGCCTCAAACACCTGCATTCTGTTCTTATGAGGACCGTGTCGAACGCTGGCACGAGCATTACGGTTCCTCGGAGGAAAGTGCATTTCAAGAACAATTGAAGTTACCGTTTACTGGTAATGCATACACTCATCTCCTCGCTACTGATCCCGATCGTGCCAAACAATATTGGGATTTTTATCATGAAGGTGGACCTGGAGAGCCCCTTTGTGACTTAGATGTGTAATTGATTACCAATTACGTGAATTTAGGCTTTGCACATCTTTTATTCTCCATTTTATATTTTACATTTTTATATCACGTTTATTTATATGTTTATATATTTTTATGTCCTGTATCTAATAATATTACCCCTTTGATGGGAAGCGGTCGTCCGAAAACCGATAATTCGGAGAGACAGCACGAATCTCAAAATCGTGCAGCCCTGGATGGGGCGCTCTATAGCATTTCAAGTTTTGCTCTTGTGATGTCACTTATCTCCTTTTTTTAATTCGTTGCGAAGGAGAGATGTTGACCCACAGAGTTCTGAAATGTCTATGGATATGGGGGACTCTGGTCCCGAGACAGGAACACCAGCTATTTCTGAATCTCAACAGAATGTGGATTTCGCCGATTCACATCCTGGATTCGAAGATAGCCGAGCTAGCAGTGCCACCGATCCTCTTAGGACTTCGAGTGATAAAGATGATGCTT